ATGCAAAAAATTGATTTTTTAATTGACGATTTTATGATCTATTGTGAATCAAAAAATTTAGCTAAAAAAACTATGATGAGTTATGAACAAACACTGAAATTATTTTCTAAATATTTAGAATATGAAAAAAATATTATAAATATAAAACAAGTAGATGAAAAAATATTAAGAGAATATATCAATTATACCAAAGAAAGAGGTAAATATACTATAGTATCTAACGAAAATACTTCACATTATAATATGCCTAGTAATAGAAAAGATTATGCAAAAAAAATATCTATTACTACAATTAATAATTACATAAGAAACTTAAAGGTATTTTTTAATTTCTTAAAAGATCAAAACTATATACAAAAAGATGTTGTTTCAAAAATTAAGCAATTAAAAAATGATAGAAAACCAAAAGATTTTATAACAGATGAACAATTTATGAATATGCTTAGACACATTGATACTACTAAATTTCATGAATATAGAGATTATATTATAATTCAATTATTACTCGATACTGGAATGCGGATTGGAGAATGTTTATTAATTCAATCAGATAATATAGATTTGAATTATAAGAGTATATTTCTAAAAGCAGAGAATACAAAATCAAAGAAAAGTAGATATATATATTTCAGTCAAATTATGTATACACAACTAAAAAGATGGATTCAATATAAAGATAGATATACAGAATCAAATTATCTATTTTGTTCTAAAAAAGGTACTCCTATTCTAATTCACTCTTTTGAAAAGAAAATAAAAGAATATGGTAATAGAGTAGGGCTTAAAATTCATCCTCATCAACTTAGAAATAACTTTGCTAAAAGATTCCTTATGAGTGGTGGGAATATTCATACACTTTCTGTGATCCTTGGGCATAGTTCAGTAAAAATCACAGAACAAGCATATTTAGACCTTACAAATGATGATATTAGAAAAAATTATCAACAATTTAGCCCACTCATGAATTTAAGAGGAGGTGCTAGATAATATGTACACCTCAATTACTAGACACGATATACAGGATATGCTAAAAGGTGATCCTTATCTTGTATATGAAAAAATTAAAAGATTCATGAATTTTAGTACAATGAAATCTACTGTAAGTATTAAACGTTTAGTAGAAGAAACAGGAAGATCAAAGAATACAGTTTTAAAAGCTATTAGATATTTAGTAGAAAATGAATTCTTAATTAAAAAGAAAAGCTTTAACAAAGAAAAAATGGAATATAATACAAATGAATATTACTTCTATAAAGAAGCAGAATTAATATACAAGGAGAAGAAGTCGAAAAGTTATGAACATGTGGTTCACGAGGGGGATGAGGTAGTTCATAAAAAGGAACATAACAAGAATAATACTGATAAGAGTGTGATTGTAGAGAAAACTATAGATGTAGAATCTATAAAGAAACAATTAGAAAAAAAGTATTCTATAGATATAGTTAAAAAAGCCGTACAATGTCTACAAAGAGCTGTAAAACATGGGACTATAGTAAATAACCTTAAATCATATTTAAACACGTTATGTGTCAATATAAAGGCACAATTAAACTTAATTGCTAGTATATCAGATAGTAATGTACACGATGTACACAAAGAACCTCAAAAAAGTAAAATACCTAGTGCCACCAACACTAGGTATCAAGGTAAAAACAAATTTCATAACTTTTTCCAAAGAACATCTCTTTATTCTAAAGAAGAATTAGAAAAGATGTTGCTAAAATAATTTTATCAAAGTTATGAGATTTTTCAAGGGTATTTAAAAACTTTTTCAAAAAGTATATTGAAAAGGTGTATTTAGTATACCCAAAATCAAGTCATCTATACCCTGTTTATTTGTCTAAAATGACGCTATGAAAAATTTAAGAGCATTGATGAGTGAATAGGTATAATGAGTCCACTTTAAAAATAAAATGGCTTAAAAGTTTACCTCATGGGGAATGGGGAAAATGGTTAGATAAAAGAGTTGAATTTAGTCAACAAACAGCTAATAAGTTTATGCGAGTAGCAAATGAATATAAAGATTACGCATCGATGCGTAATTTAGGAACGGGTAAAATTTTTTCACTTCTTTCTATTCCTCAAGAACAACGTGAAGATTTTATTTCTCAACCTCATAAAGTGAATGGAGAATCAAAGTCGCCTTTGAATCTAGGAACAGGTAAAATTTTCATCTCATTTCGCACCCCTCAAACCGTTGCAATTACTATATGGGTAATTTTTGCTGATTTTTAAACAAATTTTCTAGAATTTTTGTTTAAAAACGAACAAATTTTCTAGAATTTTTGCTGATTTTTGGACAAAAATACACCCACTTTCTTAATATATTAGATTTAATAAAATATAGATTTAATAATATATTAGATTTACATTTCTAAGTTTCCCAAAATAAATTTTGGTCAACTTTCACAAAAACTCACAACAACCTAAAACCTTGTTCCTTGTGTATTGTTATTGTTGTTTGTTTTGTTGTTTGTTTTATATCAAAAACATCAGCATTAGCAATATGTTCAACTTATAGCAAGTAATTTTGGTAGATTGTACCCTTTTTACTCTAGTATTTCCAAACCTTCCTTTAAAGAAAACCCACTACAATCAATTTTAAGCAATTTAATTTTTGGATTGGATAGATTATACTTGTTCTGAAATAAAACACCTTAAAATCCTTGTAAGGTGATTTGAAATACTAATAGCAGAAAGTATGTAAAATAAAAAAATTAGAGTTGCTAATCAAGATGACTTTTTGTAATATATTACTTGTACAAAAAAAAATAGATACTAGGAGGATTCAGTTTTGGACAAAGAAAAAAAAGATGAATTAGATAAATCAAAAATTACAATACCAAAGGGAGTATATCAAGAGTTATTAGAAGAATCGAAAAAGGCAGGGAAAAATGTACAAGAGTATTGTGTAGAAATTTTTAAAAAAAGAGAAATAAAACATAAAAATAGAACACTTAGAAGTTTTAAGGTTGAAAAGGCATTACAAGCAGAACCTGATGAATGGATAGGCGTGATGAAAATAAAAGATATTGTTAATCTAATACATTTAGGAAAGATAAATTATGATTTTAGCTCACAGAATCATGAAGTAGTTAAAAAAACAAAATCTGGTTATAAAACTATCGTAGAAGCAAAAGAATATGAGTTAGTAGATTTCATATATGAAGTACTCGAAAACAAGAAGTATATTCCATATGTTATTTGTTTGAATGTCTTTAAAGATGGTAATGAAAATATTGAATACAAAGATCATGTTGTAACTGTCCATTCAGGAGAGGTAAATGTAATAGATGGATGGCATAGAGTTGAAGCGTTTTTAAGATATGTAGCAAAATATGAAAATACATACGAATATACCCTAGTTATGCTAACAAATTTTGATGAGCATGTTGTACAAGATTTTCGCGAACAATTGACAATATATCCAAGATAATAATATAGACATAAGAAGACTAGATCAATTTCTAGTCTTCTTTTTCGTTTGAAGCATATTGCATTATATCTTCTATATTAGTAATTTCAAGAGCTTCCATAATGGAAACTAACTTATCGAATCGAATAGATGTAGTGTCATTAGCAACAATTTTGTGTAAATTATTATTAGATATTCCTGTTTGTTTCGCTAACCAATACACCGTTTTTTCTTTCTTATCTAAAACTTCTTCTAATTTTAATATTATTTTCCCCATGTCCATCATCCCTTTCGTATTATATTTTAACATATAATACATGAATATACAATACAAAAGCCTAACATTATATTTTATCATATTATATGTAAACATACAATAATATATTCTAACATATAATATATAAAAATACAATAATATATGTTGACATATAATACGAGTGGTGATATACTAAGAATTGTAAGAGAGATATTAAACAGGAGGTGAATAAATTGATACTTGCTTTTGCAGGATCTGCAAAGGAATTTCTAATCTACTTGAGAGCAATTAAGCAGTTACAAAACACAAAGCATTTGTAAAACTTTTACAAATCGTGTCGAAAAACCCATCGTTGTAAAATGAAAAAAATGGGTTTATAATAAAAACCACAAGGGGGAAAAAACAAATGATTAGAACATTGTACAGATACACAGACAAACACGAAGTTAGAAATGGTGAAGAATACTGTCATCCACATTTTACTTTTGATATTAAAGAAGCTAAACAAGGTACAACATTTAGAGTCGCTACATTAGAAGATTTGAACTTTTCAAGTGGGGACTATGATGTTGAGGAAATGTACAAAGGATTATTTCAGGTATGGAATGATGAAACTGAATCGCTTATGACCGTTAGATTTCATAAAATATACGAGTGGGATGAGGATTTTGGTACATATGAAATGGTAGATTGTGAATTCAGACAAGCTGCTCCAAGAGAGATTCAGAGTTTATCTTGCGATGTATGTATGATTAAAAACGAGTGCGAAAATAGAATCAAAATTGCATAAAAAATAACTACTCCCACAAGTAGTCATTTATGTGAAATATTCAGATATTTTAATAAACACAAAGAAAAGTAGAGAATATGTAATATAAATCCATATCATTACCAAAATTGACCAAATTTGAAGTTGTACAAACACAACAAAAACATGGTACAATGAAATTAATACCTGTTTTTTGCAACTAGACAAGCTATATTGTTTTTGCATCGCATCAAATATGTATGTATTCTTAATTGTTATTATTAACTTCGTTTTAACTATTATACTACATAATATATATTATGTCATACTTTTTTTGAAAAAAGTTTAAAATTTTTATTTTACCAAGGGGGAATATTGATGGTAGATAGAAAAAAAACAACATTAGAAAAATTATCGAAACTGGATAGAATTGAACTTACAGATGAAAATACACATATATTAGCAAAGTGGTATATGGATAATTTAAGTTATTTAAAAGAGAATACTCAGCAAATAAAAGATGTATTCGATGAAGTGATAATAATATATTCAAATAATATAATTCACAAGAAAAATAATGAATTTTGTATGTATTATTTAGAAAATGAAAAAACTGGTGAATTGGTTAAATTGTATGAATTTGATTTTAATTTTGAGAAAACAAAAGAGGATATAATATGCAATAATCAGGTGTATTATGAAATAAAATATAATGAAGATGAAGTAAAAGATAAAGATGAGGCTGAAAAACATTTGCGTACATGGATAAATCAAGATATACAATCTGTTTTATATATTAATGCATATACATCATTCAACCAAGAACAAATAATTAAACAAATCAAAATTCACAAAAGAAAATCTCAATCTAAAAAAGCCAAGAAAACAGGTAAGAAATCAAAGATAAAATTGATTAAGCAAAATATCATTAGATTAAATACAGATCATATTCAATTGACAGAAGAAGAGAAAAAACAATATGAACGTCATACTTTTGGTTGGACAGTAAGAGGACATTGGAGAACGTATAAAAGTGGTAAAAAGACATGGATTAAACCACAGGTTCGAGGGGATAAGAATAAGATTTCAGGGAAAGTGTATCAAGTGTAAAATGTGATAGATTATGGTGTAAAATTTAAAGGTTAAATCCTACAAAACTACATAGTACCAAAAGCCGAGAAGGGTATAAACTTCTATGCCCTTCCTTTTTATATTCAAAAATTGAAAATTACAAAGGGGAGAATTGGGAATGAGACCAGAAGAATTAAAAATTATAAGGAAATTTAAAGCTAAAAAAATGGAAATTGAAAATTTTATGATGGAGGAAATGAATGATCTAATCAGCGAATATGTTGATAAAAAAATGTACGAAAGATATAAGATAACTCAAAATTTAGCTGATGAGATAGTAGATAGTTTAGAAAAAATAAATAGTTGGGAAACAGTAACTTTATACGCAGATGAATATTTCAAGAGATTTGATTTATTAGATAAACATGTTATAGATACAAAAAACTACATGGATACATCTTCTACATTAAGTCAAGAAATTCTTGCTTTGAGAAAAGACGAGCTAAAACAAAAAATTGATGGATTATATGAGTTTGTAGCAATGGCACAATATTGTCAATTTGGAAAAACAGCAAATAATCTACTTTTTCAAATCAAAAAAACTTTTAACAATATAGCACACTTATTAAATGAAATAGTAGCAGAAGTAATTAGTCCATATAAAGACAGTATGAATAAGATTTTAGAAGATATGAATTCAAAAATAAGTGCAAAAACTGAGGAAATGAAAAATTATATAAAAATAAAGGATTCTAAAGATGAAAAATTAAAGAAAATTACAGATTGTAGAAGAATGGATTTGTTGTTGAATAATTTAGGCTATGAACCAATAAGGCAAGGAAAAACAAGTCACAAGATATATTCAAACGGACAAAAATCTATTCCAGTACCACAACATGCTAGTTTAAATAAAAATCTAGCCTATGAGATACAGAAACAGGCTTTAAAAAAGTGTATGTTTTAAATTTAAATATTAAATAGGGGATGGATGATTGAGAACATTGCTTCATTCCATTCGCAATGTTCTCTTTTTATGAAGGGTAGTATCCTTTCATATATGTAAAACTTACAAACTATAAAATAAGTCCAATGGACGTAAAACAATGGAGGATTTAATATGAAAACAATGGATTTTGTGAAAGTATTAAAATTAAGTCAAAGAAATTTAGATAGAGCAAAAAAAGTAGTAAATATAACAGATGAAAATATTACAAAGCAAAGTACATACAACTTTTTAATCAATGCACTAGAAACGTATAAAGGTGAAAAATTTAAAAACAATGAATTAATAACAGAATTTTTGAAAATTAATTTACCAAAGGATGAAGATAAAGCAAGAGATCAATGGTTTAATGGAATCGAGTATGAAGGAAATAATTATATTGCATGGTTTGCAACAGTTGGTGGCATGAAGAACGAAGATAATACAAGAAGGTATGAAGGAATATGTGAAACTATATTTATAAGAGAAGATTATCAAGGTTTTAGTGAGTTAGTTGAAAATTTAATATCATTGGGCAAATTTGCAGAAATTGAAAAATTAGATGATGCAGACCCCAAAAAAATAATTTGTATTAATAAAGATGTATTATCTCGTCTAAGCCTTATTACAAGTGATCTAATAGCCGAAATAGATATGCCAAATTTTATAGTGTTGCCACAAGCTACATATCATATTGTTAAAGATTACAAGACAGTAGAACCATTTACACATCAAGTAAAAAATGAAGATGGCGAGATGATTGATAAAATTGATTATAATCTTGTAGATGTTCATTTTGATGATGATATAGATGTTTTCGATGGTGGTGGAATTGCAACTCCAAAAGTATTTGAGTCAATTGGAAAACAATTAAATAGAAATGATATAGAATTTTCGATAATTAGAGCATATGGAATAGCTGTAAAAGGGCTTATAACTAAATTTGATATTATTGAATATTTAGATTATATGTATAAAGGTGATACAGAATTTTGCAGAAAAACTGATAAAGGATATGAATTATTAGATCGTTGGAAAGATTGGCAACCAGTAACAGATAATACAATCTTGTTAAATGACAGCATGGTAAAACTAGCCAAATATTTTGATAATATGCAAGAGTATAGAGATAGAATGGAAAAATTAAATAAAAGGCAATACAGAAAATATGGTGCTTTGTTAAATAAATTATATATCACAAAAGTAAATAAACCTGATAAAGAAATAAAGGATTATCGTAGAACTAATTATCAGTTAATAAATGTGCTTGCACTTACAATAAACAATTATAAAGAATTGGTAAAACAAGATTTAAAACTATTTAGAAAAATATTAAAACCTTATGATTGCATCAAAGATACCAAAGAATTTGTGATCAATACAGATTATATCAATATATTCTATAAAAATTGTGTAGGTGAAGATTTAAGTGAAGAACAAGACGATTTTGAAGAAAAATTAAATGAATCATGTGAAAATGTAGTTGAGAAAGTAGATGAATTAATTAATATTAATCCCGAATTTGTGAAATTAAATTATGTAAAAATGAATTTGAAAAAATTAATTGAAAAGAAGGTCAGAGAATTTGCATGTGGCAAAGTTACAGTAAAAGCAAAATTTCAATATATAGCAGTTGATCCAATTTCATATATGAATTTTGCCATAACTAGAGATCAAGGTAAAAATGGATTGGATGCAGGTCAATTCTACAGCTATGATTGTAATGATGAAGATATAAGAACAATTTCAAGAAATCCATTATCAGCCTATTCAGAAGTACATAATGTAAGTTTTGTTAAAAATGAATTCCTCGATAGGTGGTTGAGTGATTGTAAAGAATTAGTTTATTTTAATCAAAAATCAGATATTTTAAGCCTATTGAGTTCAGCAGATTGTGATGGGGACGGGATCACACAAATTGATAATGAAATCATTAGAAATGCAGTGGTAAAGCCACAAGATGGAAAATATTTTATTACAAAAAATGATGGTGAAAAGGTGTCATTAATATATAACAAAGAAAATAGATTTATTTCTACATTTAGAGCTTCAGGAAATCTAATAGGCAGAATAGCTTTGAAGGCAGCCAATATAAATTCTGATGCTCAACATATTCCAGATTATTATAACACTGTAGAAAATAAATTTGTAGATTGGGTAGAGATTAGAGATCAATTAGAAGGTAAAAATGAAAAAGTTAATGAACATATTGACGAACAAAAAGAGAATGGGATATTTATGAATAGTTGGAGTATGGAAGATAAGCTAAAACAATATATCAAGAATAGATTTTATGATAATGAGAAAGAGATTTATATTTGCTTATACAATTCTATGTGTGCTATAGATGCACCAAAGACACTAAAATTTCTAAGTAAAGAGTATATGGAAGTTATAGATAACAAGTATGATAGAAAAGTAAATTTTTTACAATATAAAGAAAACAAAGAAGATGTCAGAAAAAGAGAATATTATCATTCAAGTAATGCTTTATTAGATAGATTTTCAGATTATGTAAAAAGACATCTTTTAAATATTATAAACAATAGTAAAACACAGTTTAAAAAAAGGGAAGATATATTACAAAAATTCTTAGATAATGAAGAATTTTGCCAAGAAACATATGAGCTATGCAAAGCTGAAATAGAAAAATTATATATAGATTATAATGCAGAGCGAGAAGAAGCTGAAAAAATATGTAAAGAACAAGACAAAAAAGACTGGGAGTATAAGAGAGATAAAAGCAGATTTGACATATGGACTGATACTGATGAAAGAGATTATCAATTATGCTTAAAATTAAATAAACAAAAGAAATATGATTCTTACAAAGAAATAGATAAAAAATATATTCTCGTAGCAAATCAGATAGTTAAAACTTTTGATAAAGAGACTATATGTAAAACTATCTCTAATATGAAGAAAATGACAGAGAATTTTATATTAAGTTTGTTTTTTACCTGCTTAAAAACCGAAGGGACTAGATGTAGATATCAAAAATGTAATAATGGTGATATTGAGTATTTGTATGAAAGATATAGAAAGATAAAAAAAGAAGGATTCGATAATAGTAAAGTAGTAGATCGTATTGCTACAGAAGATAAAATAAGATTAAAACTAGAACAGAAAGTAAGATTTAGAATGACAGATGAAAGCATCATTGGTGAAATCAGAGAAGGGTTGAAAGATGGAGCATATGAATTAAATTTAAAAGATGAAAGAATTGAAGCATTTGAAGATTTTACTGATTTATTAAAAGATAGAAAAAACATTACTATCGTTGGATTTCACCTTAAAAAGGATGGAACGGAATCCATTAATAAGAAAAATTTTGGTGTAATGGCAAGGGTATAGGGTTAGGGACAACGGGATTCCATCCCTTATGTCCGCTTTTTGTGGAAGTTGTGTAAAATAACTTTCAAATAAGTATACGAAAGGGGAGTTAATTAATATGTGTAAAAAAAGATATGATGATGTTGCAGTGTACACAACATATGTTGCAAAACGATTATTGGAACTTAAATATCAAATTGTAAACTTAAGGAAAAACAAAAATGAAGAAGGTAAGACTGTTTTTTATTTTAAAAATGAAGGTAATATCCAACAAGATTTAAAAATTATTCAAGGTAAGTAATTAAAATTATACGAAAATTAAGCGAAAGGAATAGATTAAATATGAGTAACAGTTTTGTAAAAGTACCACATCAATGGTATGAAATGGATAAAAGCGGAGATAGTTTTATAAGTAAGTTAGGAGCAAAGAGATTTACATTATGGTTTGCTATTAATAAAGTAAGTGTGGAAATGAATATGAGTAAAGTTGTTCAATTGCAAATTAAACAACTTATAGATGAATTAAATTTTTTAAAAGGATTTTCTCGACCTATGCAGGTAAAAAAGATGTTGCTGGAATTGAAAAAAGCCAAACTTATAGAATGTAATACATTGACAAATAAAACAAAACCAACAGATTTGTTGAATGTAAAAATAAAACCTATCACGGAGGAAGATTATCCAAAAGGTTGGGCGATGATTTCTACAGACTTATATGCAGACAAAATTAATAGATTAGAATGTATTGGATTTATGATATTTTGTTTTCTATTTAAGTATCATAGGCAAGAAAATGGAAATCAGGATTCTACAAATGGACTAGGTTATGCAGAAGTAAATAGAGACCATATAGGAAGAATTTTAGGACTATCTTCTGTAAAAACTATTTCAAAATATACAGATAAGATTAAGAAAGCAAGAAATTTAATTAAGATATTGCCACAAGAGGAATATTTTGAAACAAATGAATTTGGAGAAGAAGTCAAGAAATGGCGACCTAATAGATATGTAGTTTATCCAAAAGTTGATGTAACAAACAAATATTATATAAAACAATAATTTAGATAAAAACAGGCTAAATAACAGTGTTTGCAACATGTTGACTGTGGGGTATAAATTGACCAAATCCAGTCAGTTAATACAAAACAAACTGATTAAATCCAGTCAGTTCGTGCAGAATAGATTGATCAAATTTAGACAGTTTATGGGTCACTTTAAATAAAAGAGAATTAATAAAAAAAAGAGAATTAATAAATATATTAGAATTACTATTATAGGTTTCGCTAATGCTAAACCTGCGTGTCTCTTTTTTTCTCTCTATAACTATTGTTATCTTGATTGTATATCTTATTAAAATTATTGTCAATGATAGTTATTATTATATGTTGTATCAAATATATTGTTAACTGTATTATATAGGGACATTTCGCCTTTCCAAGGCTACATGTCCTCTTTTTGTGGAGTAATCTGACTAAATTATATTATTATTTATTAAAATTATCTAATTGGAAGGGGTTAGGTGTAATGCAAAAAATTGAAATTATTAAAAATGAATTGAGTGAATATTTCAGACAGTTCGAGGATTTAGATTTAAAATTTTATATTGATGAAGGTGACGAAGTAAAAGAAATACTAGAGTTTTGTACAGAAAATAAAGCTGATGATGTAGAAGAATTGTGCAAACAGTTAATCTCATTTATATATGATGAAGAAATAAACTGGAGAAATAAGATAGTTCGAGGATTTAAAACTTTCTGTAATAGAAAGATTGTACAGTTAGATAAATATATGAGAACTGAGAATACAGAGAAAGTAGAAGAAATTAATAGAGATATGATTAAGCAATATAAGATAGTCCAAGAGCAAAAAAGTGAAGTACAATTTTATAAAATGTTTGTATCAGCTTTATATTATGTTAGAAATAATGCAGAATACTTAGAAAAGCAAGTAGGGTAATATCTATTTGCTTTTTTATTTATATTTTAATTCTGAGTAGTACAAAAATAGTGAAGGGGTGATTGATTATGTTGAACAAAAGTATTGTTAACTTCTTAGGGGTAGCATTAGTTGTCTTTTTGAACTGTAAATTACTTGCAAATGTAGGAGATGCACTGATATTGAGTATAGCAGAATTTTATTTTGCTAAACACTTTTTTAAATTAGATTAATGTTAATTTTTTTGAAAATCAAAGTCAGTCAAACGATTATTCTGAAATTGAACGGACAAAACTGTCCAATTAAAATATAAGGTTATGCTTAATCCTTAAAAGCAAATAGGAGGAATTTATATGAAAAATTTATTAAAAGAAGTAAAAGGAAATATCTATGGAATGGGAGTTTATTGTTTTAAAGATGTAGAAGGAAAAGTTCTATATGTGGGTAGTGGGATGATGAATGATCGACTACAAACACACCTTTATAATTTAAAACGAGGATTATATGAGAATACAAATAAAAAGGTGCTACAACATACATATAATTGTAGTAATTTAATTTTTGAAGTATTGCATTATAGCGAAAATAATAGTGAATATTTAAATGGAAATGATAAACAAAGACAAGCAGTACAAGAAGCTTTAGAAGTTTTAGAGCAATTTTATGTAAATATGTATAAAAATACTATATGTAATAAATTTAGAAAGATTTCAAAATGGAGTACAAGTCCAAATAGGATGAGTACATATAAAAGAAGAAAAGCCAATACAGGCTCAAAAAATCCTAATTTAAAATATGATGAGAGAATAATTGCTGAAATTTTATGGTTAAAAATGAATGATTATAAACCAAAACAAATTGAAGAAATGTATAAAAATATTGGGATTAAGGCTAATTATATAGCTTCGATAGGAGTTAGTAAGTGGATACATTTAGAGCCTACTAAACCAAATTTTATAGACAAACAAAAAGAAGTATCTTCTGCAAAAGACACTTCTGGTGCTACTGTAATAGCACTTTAATTATTAGATTAAAGTAATTATATTATACATATTAGAAAAATTCAAGGGTGTCGTATTTCACGATACCCTTTTATATTACTACGAAGGAGATGAAGAAGTTATGTTTAAATTAAAGTGTAACAAATGTAATAAAGAAATTGATTTGATAGAAGGAATACAAGACGAAAGTAATAAAAACGGAAAAATTAATGTCTACGTGTCAGATGGGTATTTCCAAATATTTTGTGAATGTGGAAATGAAATAACAATATACAATTAAGAATAGGAGGAGCGAAAAAGAGATGGAAGATAGAGATATCTATACAGAATCTACATCGTTTATTTCTGCTTTGTATGCTAATTACTGTATAGAGTTAGAAGATGTTAAGCTAGAAAAGAATAAATATAATAAAGATAGAGTTGTATATATTATAGAAAGAACAGATAGGATTGATAGAAATAAAAAAGCATATGACTATTGCAAAATTAATAAAAAGGATTTCTATATTAAAAGTGTACATAGATATAATGTAGCTATAACAGAGTTGAAGAGAAGAAGTAGAGAATTTAGAGCAATGCAAACATTAGATAAACTTATAGCAGAAATGAGGTTAGGTAATGAAAAATAATATTAGAGAAGCATGGAGAAAAGAACTTAAAAAAATAAAAGATACAGGATTAATACCACTCATCGAAGATGATGATTTATATTTAAGATTGCCTTCAGGTACAATTTTAGTAGATAAGGATGGGACTAAAATAAATTGTTCTTTTATTCAGATTATTAAAAATAGAAGAAATGTAAAATATTAGAAGGAAATACATATATAATGTAGAATATTGTAATTGTTAGAAAATATTGAAAGGGGATAAGGGATATGGAAATTTTACCAATGAGAGATTTAATTAAAGATGAATATGACAATTATTATGTAGTTACCAGAATATCTGATGCAGAGAAAAAAATAACATTAGTAAATGCGTATATGGAATTATCGTTCCGAAGAATTTTGTTTTTCAATGATAATTTTAAAAAAGAATTTAAAAACTATGAAGGTCTGTATTTAGGACAACAAGCTATGGATATATTAAAATATAGAATTAACAGTTTAGAAACAGGGGAAGTACCAGGACATATTTATAGTTTAAATGATGTTAAAAAAGAATATAATAAAATTGAATTTGTTGGATTATATGAAAAAAACCCTTCAATTCAATATAAATCGTATTAAGGCATCCGAAAGGATGTCTTTTTTAGTGGAGGTATCTAATGTTATGTTAGAAGGATTTATTATAACGAATAAATTTGAAAGTAGATTTAAATGTAGTAATTTAGTTTTAAAAAATGGGTTTGTGGAATTGTATGATGTTACATTTACAGATATTTTAAATAGTAAAAGTGGTTTTGGTTTTAAAGAATATAAGAAAATGCATTTTAATTTAGATAATGTGATCGAGATTAAGATATAAGTAGGTGATTAGGATTGCATTAAAAAAACAATGTCGGTGTGGTAAAATTATTGATCATGGAATGAAATACTGCGATGAGTGTAATAACAAAGTAGAGCAAGAAAAAAGGGAACGAAATAAGCAATATGATAAATATGTAAGAAAAAGTGAAGGCAATAAAAAATATGATAACTTCTATCATGATAAATCTTGGATACAGGCTAGAAATAGAATAATGCAAAGATATAATAGATTATGCTTGTATTCTTATTATATAGATAAGAAGATTGTATTTGCTGATTGTGTACATCATATAGAATTTTTGAAAGATAATTGGGATAGGAGATTAGACGAAAAGAATCTTATTCCTTTGTCTAATGATGTGCATAGTAAGGTGCATAAAAGTAATAAGAAAGCAATGCAGGAATTATTGTTTGGATTGTTGAAACGATGGAAATTAGAGTTTGGAGGTTGATTAATATGATGTTAGTAGATAGTTGGGATCAACATATATATGTAAAAGAAATGATGAAATATGATCATGTGTTAGAGAATAAAGATTGTAAACTTGTGATTTGTTGGAATGATGATGAAGTAACAATGAAGAATAAAGAGATGAATAATAAATGTGATATAGTTAAGAGAGCATTAGAATTATATACAGCAGATTGTATACATACAGATATAGTAAATGCTACACAGTTTATGCAAGTGTCTAATTGTATAATAAAAGCTATAGATGAATGCGAGGGAGAAACAAAGTTAAAAGATACTGTGGTTAATTTAACAATAAATGTAGATACTACAGAATTGGAAAATGCTATTGAAAGAATGAACTAGAACTAATTATTACCAAAATTTCTAATATAATGTTATAATATTAGAAAAAACAAAAGGTGTGATTGGTTTGAAAAAATGGATACTTACACATAAGACGATAAGTTTTTGTATAGTAATTATATTGATATGTGTTGTGTTTGTAGCAAATGAATTAACAAGTTTGTCAAAAAATCTACATGATGAATTTAATGAAGCATATGGAGAATACTTGGATTATGAGCAGAAGACATTGCTTGGAGTTCATGTAAACAATACAAACAATGGATTAATAATGATGATGATGCAAAACAAATATCCTACGGATGAGTTGCAAGAGAAGAAATTTTTAGAAAACACTAGGAAATTTTTAAATGAGATTGCAGGATATAGAAATGATAACAAAGAATTTAAAACAATTGAATTAATGTGTGGATTGCATATGTTCGGAGAAGAAGATGGCAAAATGTTTTGTAGTACAAAAATTGATGTAAGCAGCCTTAAAAAAATTGATTGGAATAAAATAAGTGATAATGAATTTAAAAAAATAATTAATTATAAAAGATATGAGAAGTAAGAGAGTAAACATTTAGTCTACTCTCTTTTTTATTGCAATCAACCCCCCCCTCTTTAATTCCTAAAAAGGTAATTCTGAAATACCGTTGTCCCTGTGTTTTGTAGCAAAAACTCCCTAAATAAATATTTTTGAAGATGAAAGTGAGGTGTAGAAGGTGGCAAGATCAAAACAACCAATAAGTTTAATAGAAGCAAAAGGAAAAAAACATTTAACAAAACAAGAAATTGAAGATAGGAAGAATAGTGAAGTCAAAGCAGGGAGTGACAATGTTGTTGCACCTTCTTACTTAACTAAAAAACAAAAAGAAACATTTGAATGGTATGTTTGTGAATTAAAGAAAATTGACATTATAGGAAATATAGACGTTGAATGTCTTGCAAGATATGTTGTTGCAGAAGAACAATTTAAAAAAGTTGCTAAAAAAATAAGAACAACTGATATATTAAATGATGATTATGATAAGTTGCTTGTTAAATTTGATAAATTATATAAGATTTGCAGGCAAGGATCATCTGATTTAGGTTTAACAATATCATCCAGGTGTAAATTAGTAATACCAAAAGTAGAAGAAAAGCCGAAAAATAAGTTTGAAAAATTTGGTGCTAAAAATGGATAGAGTTACACAATATGCACTAGATGTATTAGATGAAAAAATTATTGCAGGTGAAAGTGTAAAATTAGCGTGTAAAAGACACTTGGATGACTTAGAACAAAGTAAATTTGAACCTTATAGATATAGGTTTGATGTAGATAGTGCAAATAAAATAATTGATTTTGCAGAAACATTAACACTTGCAGAAGGTGGAGAACCAAAACCATTAAGATTATATCCGTTTCAGGCTTTTATTTTAGGTAGTTTATATGGTTGGGTTACAAAAGATAAAGGATATAGAAAATATAGACAAAGCTATACACAAGTTGCAAGACAACAAGGCAAATCATTATTAAATGGGGTATTAACTACATATAATGGTAATTTTATTAATTATAATTATGTTCTGATAATGTTAGGGGCTACTAAGAAAGATCAAGCAAAGATTGTATTTAATGAAGCAGTTAAATTTATAGAAAGTGATAGTGATTTACAAGAGTTATTTAATGTAAAAGACTATAAAAGTGAAATAGAATGCAAATTAACTAATAGTACAATAAGAGCAATAGGGCGAGATACAAAAACACTTGATGGATTTAGATGTATTTACGGAAGTGTCGACGAATATCATTTACATAAGGATAATCAAATATATTCATTATTCAAAGATGGGCAAAAGAAACTAAAAGAATGTTTGTTAAGTGTTATAACCACAGCAGGATTTACAATAGATGGTGCTTGTCATAAACTTTACAAATATTGCAAAGATGTTTTAGAAGGTAGAGAACAAAATGATGCACAATTTGTTTTTATAGCTGAATTAGATGAAGAAGACGATATAAATGATTATAACAATTGGTTTAAAGCAAACCCTACTATGCAATATGATTTAGATAGTTTGGAAGTTTTGAAGGTTGATTATGCACAATCTAAAAAAATGGGTGGCAAGGATTGGAATAACTTTTTGACAAAACAGCTTAATATATGGGTTGAATTTACTGAAAAAAAGTATATGAACATGACAGCATGGCATAAATGTGCTAGTAGTAAAACATTAGAGGATTTTAGAGGACAACCTTGTATTTTAGGATTAGATGCAAGTAGTGGTGGAGATTTAACATCAATATGTTTTGAATTTACATGGTTTGATGATAAGGGAGAAAAACATTATTTCGTACATCACCATTCATTTATTCCTGCCAATAGGATTAAAGAACATGAACAAACAGACAATGCACCATATAAATTGTGGATTAAGAAAAAACTATTAACAGAAACTTATGCTTGTGGTGGAATTAAAACAGACTATAAAGAAATATTGAAATATATAAGAGACAAAATAAAAGAATATGATTTAAAATTACAAATGATATGTTATGATCAAGCTAATGTAAGTGCATTTTTAGCTGATTTAGAAGAATTTAATGTAGATTGTTTAGATATATATCAAAACTCTAAAAGCTTAAATGATAGTGTAATGGATATTAAATATAGTGTAGAAGGTGGAAATATAGAATATAACAAAGAAGATGAGTTATTAACATGGGCAATGAATAATGCAGAATTAACCCCGCCAAAGCAAGGAAAAGTTATGTTAGATAAAAACAGCAGATTTAAAAGAATTGATCCTATAGCTTGTTGGGTAGATGCACATAAAATGAGTATGAGAAATGAAAATAAGCAATCAGCAGATGAATATTTCACATCTGAGGAATAGTCAATGTAAAAAAGGATGGTGAGGAAGTGATAGAAAAAACTATAAAAGAATATTTTTTATTATTTACAAAATTAATTATAGATAATATAAACGATATTCTAATTTTAATAGGAATATCTTTTTTAATTTATACAATGTTTACTTATGTATCTAAATTTGCTGGATATTTGAGTATGAGCATTGTTTTTATTATTTTAGGACTAATTTTTTCTAAAATTAAAGTTAAGAAATAACCTCGAAGGGAGGTGATTGTGATTGTTTGAAAGAATATTTGAAAAAAGAAATGAAGAAACAACATTGAGTAATCCAGCAAGTTGGTTTAATAGTTTATTTAATGGAAGTATTACATCAAGTGGTGAAAAAATAAGCAATACAGATTCTTTTAATATAGGTTCTGTGTTCGCTTGTGCTGAAAGGCGAGCAAATACTATATCAAAACTATCTTTACATACATATAAAATAAAAAATAATAGTAAAGAGAGAGAATATAAACATCCAGTGGTAAAACTACTGGAGAATAGACCTAATCCATATTTAACACCATCTGTTTTTAAATCTACTTTATCTGTTCATGAAGATATATGGGGCAATGCTTATATTTGGATTGAGTCTGATAAAATTACAGGTTATCCAAAAGCACTATGGATATTAGACCCAAGTACAACTGTAATATATAAAGAAATTAATACAGGGGTAATCACATATGGTGCTTTAATAAATAATAAATTATATACATTTGATAATGATGAAATAATACATCTAAAAGGACTAAGTGTAGATGGATTGGTTGGTAAAAGTAGAATAGAAGTAGCAAGGGAAACACTTGGAAACATGAAGGCTACAAGTAAATTTATTGGAAAATTCTATGCACAAGGAACTATGAGTGGTGGAATATTAACTTATCCTGAACAATTAGGAAAAGAAACTAAAGAAAGAATAAAAGATGAGTGGCAGAAAAGCCATAGTGGTTTAGATCAAGCTGGAAAAATAGCTTTATTAGATAAAGGATTGAATTACAAAGAATTAGGCATGCCATTGAAAGATGCTGAATTTATAGAAAGCATGAAATTTAATAAAGAAGAAATAGGCATGATTTTTAATATTCCCCCACATAAGATTGGTTTACTTGATAGGGCTACATTCTCAAATATAGAACAACAATCTATGGAATATATAGGAGATAGCATTCAACCGGTAGTGACACAATGGGAAGAAGAATTTACGTATAAGTTATTTTCTAAAAATAGTAGATATTATATTAAATTTAATTTGGCTAGTGCAATGAGAGCAAATAATGAAAGTCGTGCAAATTTTTATGAAAAGATGATGAATCAAGGTGTGTACTCTATTAATGATGTAAGAAGATTTGAAGATATGAATGATATAGGCGAATTAGGAGATAGACACTATAGAAGTCTTAATTATGTAGATATTGAAATTGCAGATAAATATCAGCTTGCAAAAGCTAATGCAAATAATTTACACACAGGAGGATGTGAAAATGAGGATGAATAAAGAAATCAGATTAATTAATACAAATGTAGAATTAAGATCAGTAAAAGAAGGTGATAAAGAACAGGAATATATTACTGGATATGCATTGAAATTTGAACGATGGAGTGAGTTGTTAGGTTGGGGTTTTAAAGAAATAATTAGTCGTGGTGCATTAGATAATACTGATTTTTCAGATGTAGTAGCATTCTTTAACCACGATATGAATAAACCATTAGCACGAAATTCGATTGAAAGTGGAGTGGGTAGTTTATCACTTGAAGTTGATGAAATAGGACTAAAATTTAAATTTATACCAACAGGTACGAGTTATGCAAGAGATTTAAAGGAAAATATGAGGGCAAAAATAGTAGATAAGTGTTCTTTTGCTTTTCAATTAGATTATAGAGACGATGCAGCACAAGAATGGGAGTGGGATTATGATACAGGATTAGATTACGATAAGCGTAGAATCAATAAAATTGCAAAGATATCTGATATTAGTATTGTAGTTCAACCTGCATATAATGATACTGAAAGTGTCGTAAGTAATAGATGTTTAGAACAAAAACAAGAGTTGCAAAAAGTAAAAGATTTAGAATTAAGACAACGTAAAATAAAATTAGAGTTAGAATTATTAAAATAAAATTAATAGTTCTTTTTTTATGTTCGAATTTAATCAAAAGTAAATATCAAATAAAAATAATTATTTAAAATATGAAAGGTATAGGTGATATTATATGAAAAAATCTGATGAAATTAAACAAGTAATTACAGAGTTAAGAGGACAAAAAGAAGCTTTAGAAACAGAAGTAAGATGTCTTATGAAAAATGAAATTGACAAAGCAGAAGAAAAAATGAAAGAAGTAAGAAATATCAATAAACAAATTACTATGCAAGAAGAATTATTAGCAAGTGCTTTAGATGAAGAAGAAAGAAATTTAAATAATACAGAGAATAGAGAGGTAGTGAAAGATATGAAAAAGGAAAATAAAACAGAGGTAAGATATAGTGATGTATTTTGTAAATATGTAAGAAATATGTGTTTAGATGAAGATCAAAAGAAACCATTTTCAGAAGAAGAAAAGAGAGCTTTATCAAGTAATAGAGATGAAAGTGGAAAATTATTAATTCCGCAAGATTTAAGTACAAAAGTAATGGAATTAAAAAGAGAATATATGGATATGTATGATCATGTTAATGTTGAACCAGTTGGAACAGTTAGTGGACACAGACCAATCGAAACAGATGCAATTCATACTCCATTTGAAGGTGTTGCTGAATTAACAAGTATTCCAGATGCAGGTTCTCCAAAATTCTCTAAGATTGAATTTAATGTAAAAGATTTTAAAGGATTAATTGAAATTCCTAACTCACTTTTAAAAGATGAAACAGGAGATTTAATGGGACATTTGGCAAAATGGATTGCTAAGAAAATGGTTGCAACTCATAATACACTTATTTTCTATGCAAATGGTATAAATGGAACTGAAGGTATACTAGGTGTTGAAACTGATGGCTTTACAATAGAAAAAGCAAATAACCCACTTGATAAAAAGAAAATCAAAAATATTTTAAATGTTAAATTGCCTTCAGGTATCTCTAAAAATGCAGTATTGTATACTAATCAAAGTGGTTTTGATTATTTAGATGGATTAGAAGATGGACAAAAGAGAGATTTACTAGAAGAGTTAGGTGATAATAGATACAAATTAGATAAGAAAACATTAACTATTATTAAATTCGATGATGAGACTTTAAAAGCTGACGCAGATGGAAAAGTACCATTCATTTTCGGTAATGCTAAAGAAGGTATTACATATTTTGATAGAGAAAAAATGTCTATGGCTTCAAGTAAAGAAGCAGGCTTTGAAAATGACTCTACTAAAGTAAGAGTTATTACTAGAGGAGACGTAAGACACGTAGATAAGAAAGCATTATATGTTGTATATGCTCCATTGGCTTAATAATTAAATAATCAATACAAGGGCATAGAAAAGATATGTTCTTTTTTATTGCCCTTTTTCATGAAAGTAGGTGGCGATATGATAGTTGATTTAGGATTAGTGAAAGAATGGATAAAACGAGAAGACGATTATGTTGAAGAAGATAGTATTTTACAATTACTTATAGATAATGCAGAAGGATATATTTTTGATACTGTAGATAATTTTGATCCTTTAAATATTAAACAATTGAATAAAGCTAAATTAATATGTCTAGTTCTTATTTCAGATTGGTATGAAAATAGAGAATTAACAGGTAAAATATCTGAAAAAGTAAGATCTTCAATTCAAGGTCTGATGACTCAATTGCAATATTGTTATGGAAGTGATGAATCATGAAAATAGGAGAAATGAAAGATAGAATTACATTCCTAAAGAAAAAAGAACAGAAAGAAGAAAAGAAAAGTGCAGTAGTTGATCTATCCGATGATAATTATGAACCATATAAAAAACCTGTTTGGGCTAAAGTGGAATATTGGAAAACTACAGAAATATATAGTGCAAAAGCAGTAAATGTATTGGATACTATTAAGTTTATAATAAGGTATAGAAGAGATATTAAATCTGATATGAGAATCAAATTTAACGATGATATTTATGAAATTAAAGGCAAACCTAGACCACTTGATTCTAAAAAAATGTATCTTCTTATTGTTGGGGAAGGTGTAGAACATGAGTGATAATATAAGTTTTGAATGGGATTTTTCTGGTATTTTAAAAGAATTTGAACGTATGGGAAAAGACATGGAAAAAGTTGAAAAAACAGGTACGTTGAAAGCTAGTAAGGCTGTAGCAAATAAATTAAAAGACAATACAAATCGAAGTACAGTAGATAAAGAAGGATATAAACATATGCAAGATAACATTAAAATATCTGGACTAAAAGAAGATGAAAATTTAGATAAATATAGAGGGGTAGGGTTTGGAAAATTACAATATAAAGCTAATTGGCTAAATGATGGTACAAGTAAAATGAAACCTACCCATTTTTTAACCAAAACGGTTGAAGAAACTAAAGATGAAGTAAAAGAAATTATAGATCAAGAAATTAAGAAAGAATTGAAATTATAGTGGGTGATAGAATTGAATATGATTGACTTAGTTAGTAATAAATTGAGTGAATTGGGTTATAAAGTACAATGGCAGTCAAGACCAAAAAAATTCCCTTCAATAACTTTTCAATTTCCTTTGCAGACAGGAGAAGAATTTTCAGATGACGAAGAGACTGTAACGAAATATATTTTACATGTAGATATTTGGAGTAAAAATGACTATTCTGAATTAACAGCACAAGTAAAAGAAAAATTAAAAGAAATAGGTTTTTATAGAACTATGGAAATGGATGATTATGAAGAAGAAACACAAATTTATCATAAAATTTTAAAGTTTAATTATTATGAAGATAATGAAAGTGAGGATGATATTTAATGGCAAGAAAAATAGGAATAAAAAATATACATATTGCAATAAATACACAAGATGATACAAATGCATTAACATATGAGAAGCCAGTAAAATTTGCTCGTGCAATAAAAGCAAGTGTAAAAGCTAAATCCAATTCTGAAACATGGTATAGTGATGATGCAGTAGAAGATGTAATAAATGAATTTGATAGTGTAGATGTAGAGATAGAGGTTAATGCATTGACTTTAAAACAACAAGCAATGTTGTTGGGGCATAAGCTAGATGGAAAAGGTGGTATGATTCAAAACAAGAATGACATAGCACCTTATGTATCTCTTATGTTTATGTCCAAAAAATCTAATAACAAATATAGATATGTATTATTGTATAAAGGAAAGTTTGAGTTGATTGGTGAGGAATATAATACACAAACAAACAAAATTGAATCAGTTACTCCAAAATTGAAGGCTACTTTTGTAGCAACCGAACATAATGGAGATTATATTTACAAATTAGATGAAGATGAAGAAGGCTTTGACAAAACAATAGCAGAGAGTTTCTTTACACAAGTGCATGGATCAACAGTGGCTTAGTTAATTCTAAGCCTTTTTTATTTTAAAATTAAAATAGGAGGAAGCTAAAATATGAAAATGAAAGTAAAAACAATGCCAATTGAAAATATTACATTGGAATTTGAGGATGGAGTTACAAGAAGTATTAAGTTTTGTAATTATGCGTTTGCAATCTTAGATGAAGAGTTTGAAGAAGGTAGTATAAAAATTCTTGTAAATGCAATAATGAAGCCTTATAAATTTGGGGCTATGCTTCTTTATGGAGGTATGAAATCTATAGACAACAACATCACCTTAAAAGAAGCTGAGGAGATAACTACAAAATTGCCTTATGAATCTATAAAAACAATAATTGAAAAAGCTTTGAAAGTATTCTCAGCAGAAAAAGGTGACGGAAAAAAGTTGACGAAGGAGCAGGAGAAAATGATCAGTCAGATGATGATGCAGATGATAAAAGCATAGATTGGGATTACTTGAATTATTTATACTGTTCTAAATTACATAGGACTGAGGAAGAGTTTTGGTTTAATTCTACACCAGTAAAAACATATTATTTGATTGATAAATATATTGAAGAATTACAGAAAAAAGCAAATATAACTAATGGAAAAGAAGTTGTACAAGAAGATTATATAGATAATGTTCCAGGATTATAACACTCAGTTGGGGTGCTATTTTTTTATTGAAAGGTAGGTGAGAATATGTCAGAAAATGGAACTATAATTAAAGTTGGGATGAATTCAACAGGATTTCAAGCAGGTACATCTGAAATAAACAGAAAAATAAGAGTATTGGATAGTAGTTTTAAGGCAGTTAGTCAACAAGCTAAAGCTTTTGGGGAAACTACAGAAACATTAAAGCAAAAACAGGTAGCATTGACTGGTAAGATTGCATTACAAATAGGAAAAGTAAATCAATTAAGAGAAAAATATGAACGTAGTAAAACTGAAACTGGAGAAAACAGTAAAGCAACAGAGAAACTAGCTATTGCATATAATCGAAGTGTTGAAGCTTTAAATAAAATGAAAGGACAATTGAATAATGTTACACAAGAATTAGATAAGCAAAAAAATGAACTAAGTGAAACTCAACAAAAAATAGTTGATTATGGTAATAGTCTTGGTGAAGTTGGTAGTCAAATGAAAACTGTTGGTGCAGATATGCAAAAAGTTGGGGCGGTGATAACTGGTGCAAATGTAGTTATGGGAAAAATGGCAATGGACTTCGAAGACTCTATGGCAAAAGTAGATACAATTGCTGATGTATCAAAAGAAGGTTTAGATGATTTAAGTGATGGAGTAGTTATGTTATCAAATACATTTGGAGAAAGTGCAGAAAAAATTGCAGAAGCAGAATATCAAACTATTTCATCTAATATCAAAACATCTGATTCTTTAAAGTTTGTATTTGATTCATCCAAATTAGCTAAAGCAGGATTTACAGAAACAACTACAGCAGTGGATATTCTAACAACTACTCTTAATGCTTATAAATTAGAAGCTAATGAAGCAACTACCATTAGTGATCAACTTGTAAAAGCTCAGAAATTAGGAAAATTTACAATTGGAGAATTAGGGGATAGTTTAGGTAATGTAATTCCGATCGCTAGTCAAATGGATATTTCTACGCAATCTTTATTTGCAAGTATAGCATCACTAACAAGACAAGGGGTACAAGCAGATAAATCTATTACAGCAGTAAAAGGTGTACTTACAAGTGTATTAAGTCCTACGGCTGAAGCATCTAAAAGAGCAAAAGAATTGGGCATTAGTTTTAATACAGTGCATTTGAAAAATGTTGGATTACCAAAATTTCTTGAAGAAATTCAACAACGCACTAAAGGAAATAGTGAAGATATGGCATCTTTATTTGGGAATGTAAGAGCATTAAATGGTGTAATGGGGTTAACAGGAAAAGCAAGTGAAGATTTTGTAGAGATATTAAAAGAATTAGAAAATAGCACAGGAGCCACTGATGAAGCTTTTGAGAAAGTAAATAGTACTTCAGGTGCTAAATTTAGACAAACACTAGAACAAATTAAAAACTCTGGAGCTGAATTAGGTGAGAGTTTATTACCTTTGCTAAATGCAATATTAAATATTATTACTCCCATCGCAATTGTATTAGGTAAAATTCCTGCCCCAATTGTTCAAATCGGAGCAATTTTAGGAGTTGTATTGTTGACGGTGGGAACATTTTTAAGGACTTTTGGTAGTGTAGCAATGAGTATTAATAATATTACAAATTTAGTTTCTGGAGGTTTTAATCCAGCAATGCTGAAAACAGTAGGTATTGTATTATTGGTTGTTGCGGCACTTACGGCATTGGCGGCTATTATCGCAGTTTTAACAGGAAAAACAGCAGATGTTGAGAGAACTGCAAGAGCAATATCTGGAATGAGTAGTGGTGGAGATCATAGTAATATTAGACAACCTAGAATTCCACGCTATGCAAAAGGTGGAGTACACAGTGGAGGTTATGCAATCACCGATGAAGAAGGTGGAGAATTAAAATATTATCCTGATGGAACAGTAATAGTCCCACATGACATTTCTATGGAAATGGCAAGAAATAATAATGTAAATAAACAATCTAATAGCAACGATAAGATGGATAAATTACTAGAAAAGTTTGAAACAATGACAAAAGCTGTTGAAGATGTGAACAGAACTATAAAAGATAAAAGAAGATATGATAGAGAAATGGGCGTAGCTTATTAGAAAGGACAGGAGGTGATAACTTGGCTATTATTAAAACATTTAATAGTGGTAGTTCTCCAGGAGAGATTGCAATATATAGTAATAAGAAATTTGAAGAGTATATTGATTCTTATGTTAGTTTTAACGTTGATACAAGCACATTTGGAGGTAGAAACGTAAAAAGTGCAAAAATTAAGTTGTTTTGCACTTCGGCAACAAAATATCAAGAGGGAATGGAAAACTCTGCAAGATTAAGGGCATATGATAGAAAAGAAACTACAATGCTTTCTTCTGAAATTGTAGTAGATGATAGTTATATAAACCATTATATAGATATTCCACTAAATGAAAATTTTAAAGTAGATGACACATACTTTGTCCTTAAACATGGTGTTACTTCTTATTTTTCTTCTGCTAAGTTTATGGGTTTTGGTAGTCAGAGTTCCCCGATATTAGAAATAGAACTAGAATCAATTGCACAAACTAAACCGACAAATCTAAAAAATTCATCAGATAAAATTTACGATACTATTAAATTGAGTTGGGACTATGAAAAAGGTGCAGAACAAGATCATCAAACGAAATTCGACTTAATGTATAGTGTAAATGGTGGCATATGGAAAACCATCACAGAGAGTACAGAAAATAATTTCAAAGAGTTCGCCCCCTTCACATTTAAAAGTAAGGATTCTATTGTATGGAAAGTTAGAACATATTCTATTGATAATGCAGTTAGTGAGTGGAGTGATGAAGTACATTTTACATTACAAGAATATACTCCCCCATATCCTACCAATTTAATGCCAGGAGGAAGTATAGAAAAAGATCATGATATTACATTTAGTTGGCAATATCAAATACCTGTTACGGGATTTGAGTTAAAATATAGTAATGATGGAAGTACGTTTAAAACAATATCAAAAAATACAGCAGATACTACAGCAGATACTTCTCTAACAATTCCTAAATCTGAATTTGAGACAGGAACAGTATTTTGGCAGATTAGATGCAAAGATAAGCAAGGAATATGGTCAAATTGGACTAATATTACAACTTTTATATATGCAGGAAAGCCAAAAACACCACAAATTATTTCTACAAATCACTTCAACGTTGCATATATAAAAGTTGAGTGGGTATCTAACGAACAGGTAGCATATGAATTTAAAATATTAGATGGTAGCACAGAGGTAGTATCTACAAATGAGGTAACTAGTTCTACACAAAAGAATTATGAATATACATCTGCAAATAATAAAACATTAAATGTGCAAATAAGGATTAAAAATCAATTTGGATTATGGTCAGATTGGGATATTCAAACAATTTCAGTAAATTTTGAGTTGCCTACAACGCCACAGGTGTTTGTAAATAGTAATGAAAAACGTGGAAGTGTTGAAATAAAAGTTATTAATATGAATATAGGAATAGATATTAAAGAAAATCAAGTAATGAGGAGAAAAATCAATGAAGATTGGAATATCATAGGAACTATAAGCAAAAATAAAACTTATATTGATTATACAATTATTTCTGATGAAGTATATGAATATAAAATACGTGCAATTGGTATAAATGGTGGTGTAATAGATAGCGATAGCAATATTGCAAAAGTAAAAGTAAGAAATACTCAACTAGCAAATACAGAAGATTATACAGATTATGTAGAATTGAAATATAATCCTAAAAGGACTTTAACTTATAGCCTTGATGAACATTTAACACATTTTGTAGGAAGAAAAAAAGCTGTAGTAGAGCGTGGAGAATTTGAAGATACATCATTAGCATTAAGTTTTACAATAAGAGAGTATAATAATTTAATGAAATTAATTAATCTTATTAAGAGTGGAGAAACATTGCTTTTAAGAGATAGCAGGAAAAGAAAAATATATTGTAGTATTGATAATTTGCAAATACAAGAAGATTGGCAAAGGAACAAATACAATGTAAGTTTTTCGGTCAATGAAGTTGACTTTGAGGAAGTGATATAATGTTAGCTTTAGCAAGAGATGGGTTTACAGAAGATGAAGTGAAAAAAATACTACATAGTTCAAACAGAAATATAAAGTTTGAATATAATCTGCTTGACAAGAATGATATATATAAGAAAACATTGGATACTGTAAAAAGTTGTAGAGTATCATATAGTAGTTTAGGACAATTAAAATCTAGTGCAAGTATAAAAATGAAAGAAGACCAAACGGTTGACTATTTAAGTGATAGAATTCAGCCGTTTGTTGTTTTTTTGAGAGGTAAGAAGAAAATAAAATTTCCATTAGGAATATTTCTTTTAAATAGTCCTAAAAGAAAAGATGAAAATAATACAATATATCGTGAAATTGAATGTTATTCAAAATTGCAAATATTAATACAAGATAAGTTTGGAGAAAGATATTTTATCCCAAAGGGAACTAATTATATAACTGCAATTGCTCAAATAATTGCATCTACAGGAGAAACAAAGATAAATTTAGTGCCTAAAAATGCTGTATTACAAACAGACAAAGAGTTTGATATAGAAAAATCTAAACTAGAGATTGTAAATGAATTATTGAAAGAAATCAATTATTATTCTCTTAGGGTGGATGAAGAAGGTTATTTTGTATCAAATCCTTATGTGCTACCTGTTGATCGTACCATTGAATATGAATATGTAGATAATGAATTGAGTGTAATTGGTGAAGGTGCAACAGAGGAATTAGATTTATTTAATGTTCCAAATGTGTTTGTAAGATATGTAAATAATCCAGAAAGACCAGATATGAGAAGTGAATATATTAATGACAATAAAAGTTCTATCACATCTACAGTATCTAGAGGCATGAGGATAGTAGATATGAAAGCTATAAATGATATAGCAAGTCAATCGGATCTAGATGATTTGACAAGAAGAGATGCATATAATGCTAGTCAAGTATACGGTCATGTAACGTTTGAAACTGCAATAATGCCTTTTCATGAGTATTTAGATTGTTTATACCTTAGATATAATCGACTTGGAATAAATGATAAATATATAGAAACAAGTTGGGAAATTGATTGTAAAGCAGGAAGTAAAATGAGACATACTGTAAGAAAGGTAGTGAATATATAGTGCTGAAATTTGCAACAGTAGAGGAAATTGTAGGGAATAAATTAAAGGTTAAATTTTATGGTGAAACGAAGAAAAGTAATAAAGCATATGAAAAAATGGATAGTTATAGTAGCCCTAATATTGGAGATGTAGTTTCACTTATGAAAACGAGTGGAACTTATTTTATTTTAGGGAAAAAATCATAGAAAGGATGTGATATAAATTGATTACTAGACAGTTTGATATTATATTAAATACTAAAATTCTTAATACATTGACAAGTAATATGGTAGTTACTCAAAATGATAAAGACACAAATGTGTTAAAAATAAAAGTATTTGATGGAGATAGTGAAATAGATTATACACAAGTAGATCATGCAAGAATATTCTTTGAAAAGAGAGATAAAGAAGTTATACAAGGAGATTTGACAAAAGTTAGTGATGGATTTACATATCAAATGGGAACAAATGAAATAGCTTGTAATGGTGAAGTATTAACTATTATACATTTATATGGTAGTAATAATGAACGTCTTGCTACATCTAAATTTAAGTTTGAAGTTGAAAGAGATCTAGAAAATAAAAATGCTATAAAGAGTAGTAGTCAATACTCAGCTTTAGAAACTATAATAGTAGAATTCAGAGAAGAAGTTTCAAAACTACAAGAAGAAGTAAATAAAATTATTGCAGAAGGAAGTACAAATATTCCAGAGATTATTAATGCTAGACATTCTACACCAAAAAATAAGCAATTTAATACATTGAAAGAAAGACTAGATGATGTAGAGCAAGATACAAAATTAAATCACGATAAAATCAGCATTTTAGAAGAAGCGAATAATTCGCAAACTGCTGATTTAGCGAAATTGAATGATGAAATATCCAACGAAAAAAAAGCTACAGTACCACTAGGCTACCCTAACAACATAGAAACCATCAACTCCAAAATTGGAGGAAATATAGATGTAAAAATTGATGGGAATATGGAAGATGTAACTTTGGATACTGGTGTAGTAACCAAACAACCTGTTCAAAATCCTTATGTGAGAGTACAAGGGAAGAATTTGATAGATTTTAAAACATCAAAAAAAAGAAATGACTCTAAAGGAACTTTGGAATTAATAGACAACGGAGTAATTTTAAATGACTCATACTATTTTGAATTGAAAGCATATAATTTAAAGCTTAATATTCCTTATACACTTTTTTGTGAGTATGAACAATTAACAGAATTAGGAATCATAACCCCAGCTGTTTTTTGGAGGATTGAATATGCAGATGGTACTTTATCAGGAGGAACGAAGATAGGAAAAAGCCTAACCCCAATAAAAGAAGTAAAAACAATTTACCTATACCATAAAGATACAGAAGATGTATTTAAAAGCAAATTTTCAAATATTCAACTTGAAGAAGGAACAACTGCAACAGACTACGAACCATACAGAGAATCCATAGGAATCATACCTACACACCTAGCAAAGGTAGGAGATGTAAAAGACAGAGTTATTGGAATAAAAGGAACAAAAGCTATTGTGGATAGAAAAAATAAAAGAATTAAATTAGATGAAAGTTTGGATTATAGTATTGAACCAGAAAAAGGAACTGGATGGAAAAGGATATGCGTTACAAATATATTTCCTTATACAATAAATTCTACCATCTTACAAATAATGAAAAAACATAATGGAAGTATATTAGAACAATATGATTCTACTCCAACAAAAGCCGATCAATTTATATTATTTGGTGCTACTAGTTCATATAAAGGTCAATGCTACATTTCAGTTTCCAACACCGACACAGGCTGGGGAGACTCTTACACACCTACCTCAGCCTCAGAGGAAATTAAAGCCTATTTTATGGGGTGGAAGATGTACCCTGCTGGAACTAGCAGACTAGACACATACAATGGAACTGGTAGAAAAGCATGGTATCGTATTACAGAACTAACAAAACCATACGATCCTTCAAGAGAATTTCTTGATAATCCCCCTACAGAATCCTACCCAGAATGGACACCATATGAACTATTTTATGTGCTAGAGACTCCTAGAACAGAAGAAATAGAAATGAATATTATAGGAGATAGTTTTTCCTTAGAAGAAGGGGTAAACACAGTAGAAGTTGGAATAGGTTTAGTTTATGAAAAAGCTACTGTAGGACAATATACAACATTTTATGAAATAAATACAACCCTAGTTCCAGAAACACAATTTATGTATAAAGCAGAAAATATAATGAGTATATACAAAAATAAAGCAAATTCATTAAGCATAGATAATCAAAATTGGGTTTTTGATAAAGGAAGTGGAGGTACAGGGAAAGACTGTTGGGGTAAAATGAGATTATATCAAGTGATAAGTGATAACCTATTTGACTCACAAGCTGAATATTACATTCTCTACGAAATGATTCCAGAACTTTACACATGTCAGCCTACCAATGTCGAAATAATTTACTCTGAAAATATAAGAGATAGTCTTAACAGTGCAGTAAAGAAAATTGGAGAAGTAAGTGGAGATGTAAGTCAGATAAATAAAGAGATGCTAAGTAAATTACAAGTGCCAGAAGGTTACAGGCTAGAAGTTGTTGAATTTGAGGGTATAAGTGAATCCACAGAGAAATATGCTATTGGTAAAATAGTACCTTTTAAGCGTGCATTTAGTGAAAAGCCAAGAGTTATACATAGATGTCTAACTAGTTTTGGGGATCTATTAAATGAAGAAAACATGGTAAAAAACACATCAGATGTGAAAACTACAATTATTATGTATAATTCATCATCAGGAGGAACTACTTTAACAAATACTTTTGTTTCATTTATTACTATGGATAAAAGTTTTATAAAAACAAATCAACCATACAAAGGTTATATTGTTGTTATAGGAAAATAAGAGGTGATAAAATGATAAACTTAATTATAATACAAGGTAGTAAATCTACTACTCTACATGATTTTAAAATCACAACTAAAGGAATGAAACTACAAATTAATGGAACTCATTACACAGCAGGTAACCAAGAAATTTTTACAAATTATATAGAAGAAATGACAACTGTTAAAGAAAAAGTTTGGAATGAAGAATTACAAGACTTTACAGAAATAGAAAAACAAGTACCTACTGGAAAGAGAATTCAGTTAGAAGGCGTAGAAGTAGAAATTCAAGCAGGTTTTGAATACGAGGTATGGATATGTGAAGATGGAATTGTGATTCTTACAAAAGAGATGAATAACCCAGAATCACAATTTGATAAAGTACCAGATAATGTTATTGATCGGTTGGCTTGGTTTAGTGTGCCATTAGGAACTAATACTCTTGATGATGTAGAAATAAATGCGATAGAGATAAGGGAGGAATAATATGTTAATTGAAATTAGAAAGCCAATTAAAATTGTAAAAGAAATGTCTCAGCAAGAAAGAACAAACGCAGGACTATTACTTCAAAATGCTACTATCCAGAAAGAATTACAGAAGCAAAAAGAATTAAATATGAAATTTCTTTTAGAACTTGCAGAAATTAAGAAAGGGGGAAACTAAGATGTTTGAGACAATCAGAGATGCCTATAAATGTGGATTTTACACTCTTGATAATGTAAAATTGATGTGTGAAGTAAGTTTTATATCCAAGGAAGAGTACAAGACAATTACTGGAGAAGATTATATAGTATAAGAATTATTGTAAGCACCTAGAAGGGTGTTTTTTTAATGCCCTTCTTCCTATTTGTACAACCAATTAAAATTCAAATTTTACAGTATTCTTGACGACTATAGCTGTTGCAATTACTAGGTTTCAAAATTGACTTTTGAGAAATATGAGACTTTTCTTGTATTTCTCTTTTTATTTTAAAAATTTAATAGAAAGTAGGTGTATTTATGGAAAATAATATAGGAAAAACAATTTCATGTGCTTTAGGAGGGTTAGGAGCTTATCTTTGTGGGCTTAATTGGGAGATTATATTTATATGGTTTTTTCTAATGACAATCGACACTATAACCGGGGTCATTAAAGCTATGAAGGATGGACAATTCTCAAGTAAAGATATGAAAGACGGTCTTTATAAAAAAGCTGGTGAGTTCTTTTTAATATTTGCATTGATTTTAGGTCAAAGGGTAGCTCAAATTAATGGGATTAATGTACCTGTAGGAAGTGTATTTACAGGTGCTTTTTGTTTTAAAGATTTAGGCAGCATATTAGAAAATGTAGTAGATATGAAAGTTGATGTGCCAGAAATAATAAAAAGATGGTTAAAGATTTCTAATGAAAGTATTAATGAAAATAAGAATGAGGTGAAATAATATGAAATACATTGTAGATCACATACCAAAGAATACAAATAAAAGACCTTGTATTTCAATGATTCCACAATACATCACTATACATAGCACAGGCAATCCAAACTCTACAGCTAAGAATGAACGTGATAATCTTGCAAGAGTAGGAAACACTCGACAAGCTAGTTTCCATATCGTTGTAGACGATTTAGAAGCTATTGAATGTATTCCTTTAAATGAAGTAGCTTGGCATGCAGGAGATGGCAGAGGAAAAGGGAATATGGCTTCTATTAGTATAGAGATTTGTGAAAGTGGCAATAGAGAAAAGACTTTAGCAAATGCAGTAGAATTAGTAACAAAACTTTTACACGAAAGAAATTGGTATATTTCAAACTTGAAAAGACACTATGATTGGAGTAAGAAGAATTGTCCAAGAATTTTAAATTATAACAATTGGGAAGGGTGGAAAAGATTTATGGAAGATGTACATAAAAAACTAGAAGAAATGAATAAACCACAACCACATTGGGCAGAAAAACATTTTAAAAATTTAAATAATAAAGGTATGATTATAAGAGAAAAAAGATTTGAGGATGGAATTACAAGAGCCGAGGTATTTGCTTTATTAGATCAGATTGTGAAGTAGCAAAAGGGGTATCATATTTGACATACCTTTTTTAGGGTACACAGTAAATGTGTATCCTTTTTTCTACTAAGGAGAGTCTCAAATTTTTCTATATAAGATTATTGTATTTTTCTACTAAGGAGAGACACAAAAGTATAATAATGTTATATAGAAGAGTTTTTCCTTTTAAACCTCAATGACGAAACTGAATAGAATTCATCTAGTGAATCATCAAAACTCAATAATGTTGTTGAAAACTTCTAGAACTGTATAATTGCAGTTCTTTTTTTATGTTCAAAATTAGAGGGGGATTTTATATGGTAAAATTAAAAATTATTGGAAAACAAAATGTAAGTGGAATGGAGTTTATAGGTATTGAAGGTGGGTTTGGAGAAGGTAAAAAAGCTATGTTAGCTAAAGATATTTCAAAGTTGCATGGTAAAACTTTAGATATGGTAAACAGAGCTATAAATCGTAATAGAAATAGATTTAAAGATAATATTGATATTATCGATTTAAAAACAAGTTCATTTGAAGAACCTGTTTCTATAATGAAGAAAAAAGGAATTTATACTCAAAATTCTATAAATGCAAGTAAAAATATATACTTATTATCATTAACAGGATATATAAAATTGTTAAATGTATTTGAAGATGGTACAATAGGTAAAAAAGTTTTAAAAGAATATTTTAATTATAATTCAAATTGCTATGCAGTTTTAGAAAGTAGAAAAGAAATATTATTTAGAAATTCAGTTGAAAAAACATTAAAAGGTATTTGTGATATAATTCCACAATACTATGTAGATGGATATAGAATTGATATATACATACCACAATACAAATTAGCAATTGAATATGATGAAAAACAACATAAATACCAACGAAAAGAAGATATAATAAGGCAAAAGTATATAGAAAACAAACTAGGTTGTAAATTTATTAGGATTGATGAAAATGCTAACTTAGAAGATGGCTTAAATAAAGTGTTAAAATACATAATTGAAGAGAAGATTTGTGCATAGTTCATAGCTAAATGAGTAGCGACTGAGTGACTTTCAGTCACAATGTCAACATTCTCAACCAAGAGAAAAGTCCCTTGGTTAACTCATGGGAAAATTCCCTTAAGTGTTGAACGAAGTTTTACTCAACGTAAAACCGTTGAAATTTAAACAGTTGTACACGGTGTACACAAGTTGTACCACGATGGTACAACAATCTTGCTAACGATGAAAATAGTGTAACTACCGATACCATCGTCAGCAAGAAAACAAGTCTTATCATTTTCAGTGATAAGAGATTTGAACGGTCATAACGTTTGAAACGTTAAGAAAACGGTCACTCAAATTTACCGTTGAAAAAGTATTTTGCACCACTTTAAAGGGGGCATATTTTACATTTTAGGCGAGAGAAATATTTCTCTGGCTATATGGGGTGTTCGGTACACAGAATCTTGTTAATTATCGATACTAGATGAATATTTACTTGCTATGTTCAATTTTTTGTTATAATATAGACTTATAATAAACCAACGAATACTTTAAAAATAGAGCAATGAATAATAGAATTTTTATTGATTTAGTTTTAAGGAAAATGGCATATTTACAAGGTTTAATGATAAAGGAAAACCTACAAATAGTGAATTTATCGCTATGGTTGCAGATAAATTAAGAATAGAAAGAACTGCTGTATAAATAATAGTATGTAAGAATTGATATATATTATTAAATAATTATAAAAAGCCTATAAACACCTTCTATTTATTGGACTATATCCAATATTTATAGAGGTGTTTGTTTTTATGAAAAAAGACTATGGAAAAAAATCACTTTTAAACTTTATAATTACCAAAACGTATAGAAAATATTTCCCATATAAAAATATGTTATAGGCATATTCATAATATTAAGTTATTGTGAAATCGTATAATTATGTGTACTTGAATAAGTAAAGATTATTTATATAATGGAATAGGTGGTGGATTTTAAGATATGTTTTTAACACTTATATTAGCTGTGATGTTAGTCGATTTGCTAATTCCTTTTTTTATTGCAATACCCTATAAGAAATATAGCCATACCCAAACAGTGATGAGTGTCTTAGGTTGCAAAGCAAGCCCCTTAGGAAGGTTTTATAATGTTTGGATGGTAGTTTCTGGTTGTACACTCACTTTATTTGGATACTTTATTTTTGATTATTACCATGAAAATCAATATGGGTTAGCTGTTACGCTTTTGGTGTCCTTTATTTTATATGGTATTGGTGATGAAGTCATATCTGGCTTTTTTCCTCTAAATGAGAAAAAAGAAGATGTTACACTTTCATCCAAAATCCATGGAATTGGTTCTGTAGTTGGATTTATAGCACTTCAGTTTGCACCTATGATTTTGGGTATCCTTCAATTCAAAAACAATCAAGTAACATTTGGCATTTACAGTATTATATTTTTCATACTAAGTTTGATTGCATTTATTTTTTTCATTATAGGAGAACATTCTAAATTTAAAAATACGATATTTGCTTTGGCAGGTCTGTGGCAAAGAGCGATGTGTGCACTGATATATGCTCCCTTTATTATTTGGATTATAGCAAGATTATGA